ACCAACTGACGAAAAGTCAATTTATAGTGTTGGTACTGCACAGTCACCAGACTTGCAATTGTCTATTGACATGGCGACACTCAACGCAAAATACACTCTTGCAGATCGTATCAATGGTAAGTTGGATGCAATGATGAAAACATTTGTAACACGACTTGGTACAGATGATGATGTGTCTGCAACCACAATGTCAGAGGTTGAGAAGGTCACAAAGAATGTGATTGCATCAGTTGATGTTGCTGGTTACAATCCAAAAGAGATGGAGATATATCCAACAGGAACACAGTTTCGTGCGTATGTCTTACTTGAGTATTCAGAGGAAGAGGCTCGTAAGATCATTATGAACCGTATGATGAAAGATCGTATGGTCTATGGTAAGATTCGTTCTACTAACGCATGGAAAGAACTTCAAAATGAAGTAGACGCATCAAAAGATGAAGATCAGGCTTTATCAATGTCAAACATTGAAACTGAAATCAACAAAGTTGTTGATGCGGCAGAATAGAGGAAAAACTTTGTCTGGATTAAAAGTAACAGTTCGTGGAGATGACCTCAATGGTGCATTGCGAGTTCTAAAGAAACGTATGCAAACTGAGGGTGTCTTCAACGAACTGAGAGAACGAACTGCCTTTAGAAGTAAAGGTGAAAAAAAGAGACTTCAACGAGCTGCTGGTAGAAGAAGGTGGTTGAAGAAAGTGGATAAACTCAAGGAACAAGGACAATGGCCTAATGAGTAGAAAAAAAATAGTGGCATCAACAACTACTAATGATGGATGGGTTCAACCTAAACCTAAAAAGAAAAGGAAACCTATGACACCAGAACAAAAGGTTGCTGCAGCAGAACGTCTTGCGAAGGCTCGTGCTGCAAGGAAACCAGCAAAGAATGAATCAATACATCATTCTGTTCTCGCACTAGATGATGACCATGTGTTATCTGCAAAAAATGTTAAGAGTTGGATCAAGTCCCAGAAAGATTTGATGTCCACTTTGAGATACGAAATGCGAAAAGATGTAAAAGGTGCAAAGGCAAAGTATCATAGTGCAGAAGGATATATAAGACATCTAAAACATTATCTAAAACATGGGGACTATTGTGATGACTATTATGGTGCCTATGGGGAGAAAAAAATAAAATGGCAGACGATAACTCCAAAGGGAATGTAATCAAAGGGCCTTGGAAAAGGGCAAAGAAAGTATCAAAGGTGCAAACAGCAAAAGTGACTCAAGACATGGTTTTTATAGATGATGTCGCAGAGAATGTTATGATACCTTTGATACATGGTCTTGCCGAAAATGGTGTAGATATCAAAGAGGACGATTTTTGTAGAGAGATTGGATTTCTAAATGAGGTAGTGAGAACTATATTATTCAGACATCTAGGTTATAAACATGAAATGAAAGAGTTAATAGAATCTGTAATGAAACTAAGAACAGAAAAAACAGAGGATGTATATGCCTCATTTGATGCAGAGGCAGTGGATAAATTAATTCAGTTTATAAAAATACAAAACGAAATTGAGAAGGAAAAAGACGATGACTGATGCAGAACAGTGGAGGCGTGAAGTAGTTATTCGCACTCCTTTCAGCCCAACTATTTTAGAATACCAAGTTCCACAGAGATTTATTGATATCATAAACACATCTGGTGATGCGGTTTTGCCTGATGATGGTTTGTCAAAGAAGTTTGATTTTTCTGATAATCTTGTGGGTAAGGTTTCTAAAGAAGTTAGAATACCAGTAGCAGAAGAAGATGACAGAAACTATATGGCAGATATTATTAAGAAGGCTTGTTTAGGTTATCTTCAAAATATGATTGCGAATAGTCGGGCATATGAGTGGTACAAAAATGGTGGACATGGTAATCCAACCACTGATAATATTCACCTTGCACAATCTTGGATCGTAAGTCAATACAAACATGAATACAATCCATGGCACAAACACAGTGGTAACTTTAGTGGTGTTTGTTATCTAAAATTACCAGAGGACATGGAGAACCATTTTGATAAAGAGACAAAAGATCATTATCCTGCTAGTGGTTTAATTGAATTTAGTTACGGAGAGCCTTGTGATATGAGAAGTGATACACTCATGTTCAAACCAAAAGTGGGTATGATGTTAGTATTTCCATCTTGGTTGAAACATAGTGTTTATCCATTTTACTGTGATGGTGAAAGACGCAGTATGAGTTTCAATGCATACTACATGACAGATGCACAATTAGAAGCAAGGAACAGTGTGAATAAATGATTATCATGGATATGAATCAAATCTCATTGGCAAGTTTAATGATGAATTTGAATATGACAAAAAGTAATACAGTAGATGAGAGAATGGTAAGACACATGATACTCAATTCTATTCGTATGTATAGAAGTGATTTTTATAAGGAGTTTGGTGAGATTGTTTTAACTTATGATTCCATAAGACAGTGGCGTAGAGATTATTTTCCTAATTATAAAGCTGGACGTAAAAAAGGAAGAGAAAATGATGGTAAAGATTGGGATTCCATATTTGGTTGTTTAAATAAAATCAAAGAAGAATTTAAAAATAACTTACCATACAAATATGTTGAGGTCTATGGTGCAGAGGCAGATGATGTTATTGCAACATTGTGTAAACATTTCCAAGATGAAAAGATTATGATTATATCTGGTGATAAAGATTTTATTCAGTTACAAAAATATCCTAACGTGCAACAGTACAGCCCCATACTCAAGAAGTATGTAAATGGACATGATCCAATCACCTATATAAAGGAACACATACTTAAAGGTGATACGAGTGATGGAGTTCCGAATGTTCTATCGCCTGACAACACATTTGTCGATGGATTAAGACAAAGACCTTTAGGACGAAAAAAAATTGAAACTTGGTTGAATATGCACATAGATGATTTACAAGATGAAGTCAAAAGAAACTATCAGAGAAATGATAAACTTATCAACTTGGATAACGTGCCAGAGGATCTTGAAAAAGAAATCATGGTAGAGTTTTCCGAGGCATCTTGTGGTGACAGAAGTAAATTATTAAACTATTTTATTCAATCAAGGTTGAAAGAACTTACAGAATCAATAGGAGACTTTTAAAATGGCAGAACAAACTTACGTTTTACTTTTTTCTGAAGTATTAGATAAGGTACACAAAGCAAAAACTAAATCACAAAAAGTTGCAATTCTTAGAGAACACAATACAGACTCATTGAGGATGTTACTCAAGGCTGCATTTGATCCAACAAAGAAATGGGTATTCCCCTCTGGGGATGTTCCTTATACACCGAATGAAGCTCCTGCTGGTACAGAACATACTGTGTTGGCACAAGAGGCAAAAAAACTGTGGAGATTTATCGAGGGTGGTGATAACGTGACTAAACAACATCAGAAAGAAAATATGTTCTTTCAGATGTTAGAGGGATTGCACGAAAGTGAGGCAAAACTTCTTGTCAATGCGAAAGATAAAAAGTTGCATCAAGTCTATAAAGGATTATCTGCAGCTGTGGTAAAGGAAGCATTTGGTTGGGATGATAACTTTATGATACCAGAACCAGACGTATATCCACAGGCAAGTCGTTCTGCTAGTGGATTGGTTGCAGACGCATGAGGGTAACACCTATCCAGAGGTCTGTGTTCTCAAATAGACGAAGGTCACAAACATGGTCTGGAAACCTCAGTGATTCTCACGATTCGCACGATTCGCAAAAATCCCAAAAAGATGGGTTTGAAAAGTCTAGTGAAAACAATGTTTTGGATATGGGGTTGACATATAGTAAATCATCTGGTAATATGAGTAGTAACATTGAGAAAGAGAGAAAAAATGACTATTCAGATCCAGAAACAGTTTGATAATTTAGAAGATGGTATTCAGAACATGATTGATGCTGCAATCTATGATTATGGTCAGTGGATGCCAGCAGATACCGAAGTTCGTGTTAAAATGAACAAAGAGTTTGCAGAGGGTTGGGTAGTTAAGACTGGCCCAAAATATGCAAAGATTTTGCAAAAAGAAGGTGGACAAGTTTGGGGATTTGTTGTTGCGGTCGATACCGACAAGAAGTTCAAAAAAGGTGACTTGTTGAAGGCTGCAGGATTTAATGCTCCTGCTCGTAATGCCGCTCGTGGTAATGTTTTAGAGGGTGGTTTCCGTATTGCTTGGACTGGCCCTGAGTATTTGAAATAGGAGATTTGTTTATGATACCAAAAGCACCAAATGTTAAGTACGAAGTGTTCCTCACTAGTTTTGGTTATACTTGTGGTGCGACTGACACACTAGAAAAGGCAATCAAGA